AGCATTTTACAGTGGTCTCATGACACGACGTGTGAACGTCCCGGGGTAACCCCCTCGCGATGCACCCTACCTGACCCCACCCGTACGGGTGGGGCCCTACATCACTCCAACTAAGTACTTGTTTCTTCCCGTGGGCACGGCTTTGGAGCGCCAGTTGGCGGCGAACCATTCCGTCGGGATATCTCTTTCTCAGCCACCCATCCAGGCCTTCTCACTCAGCCGGAGGCTAAGCGACGCCAACTCGCTCCAACCGCGCCCCTGCCGGATTGAGTCCCGGGTGATCCGGCCCGCCGGCACTGTGATGGATGCACCCATGTCACTCTTCATTGCCTGTGACACTGCGCCAGCCAGCCCCCACGCGTCGTGCGGGGTTGGCCCTATCCTGCCAGTCACCCAATCGAACCACACGTTGCGGGGCCATGCCCGATACCTCCTTTCGGCCAAGTTGACGTCCGTGGCATCGAACAGAACGGACATTGCCTCCCACCCCCTCTTCAGCAGAGCGCGGAGCATGCCTGCGAGGAACATCCCATCCACGCGGGTCTTCGGGGGCGAGAAGTTAATCTCCCTACCGTCCATCTGCCTGGCCAATGACAGCACGTCGTCGACTCTTTCAAACTTAGCTTTGGTGTCCATCTCCGCCCCCCAGCTGGGCCCTTGGACGCCGGCTAGCATCGCGTCTGCAGCTGCGGAAGCAAGGGCACGATCCCCAAAAATGCCACCGTGGGTGCCCATGTTGATGGTAGCCAGGCTCCTGACGGTGTCTGGGACCCTCTCAGGGTCTGTTTTCGCCGTGCGACGCGTTTCCCACCGGGCCTCTTCGACCTCCTCTTCGACTACCCGAAACCACTTACCCCGCCCAGTCTCCAAACCGATCCCCCCGAATGACTTTGGGGTCCTGAGGGCCGCTTCGATGTGTTGGCGAGGAGCGCGGGTCAGGCCAGCGATGTCCCTGATGCAGTGCTCCCGGACAGCGTCTGGGTCTGCTCCCCTTCCGACGAGGAGTGACCACGATGACGCTATCGCTCTCACTGACTGCTTACCACCTGCCCACGCGTTTGCATAGGTTATGGAGGGTATGGCTCTACCCAGGTACCCGCTGACGTTGTCCTCCGTAACCACCAGGCGCAAAAACTCGGTGCGCTTGTCGGAAATGAAGAATTTCGACGGGTTGACTGGGAATAGGCGCATGTAGTTTTCCACAAGCGTGACAGCCTCAGTCCAGGAACTAGTGAACACCAAGGTGTCGTCACCTTGGAAGCACATGCTGTTAAGATCGGGCATGGCGCCCTTGGTAACGTACGTGACACCCAGGAACTCGACGTAGTTTATCAGAGTCCCAAGGGTGGCTGTCCAGGCCCAGCCGGAGAGAAGCCCGCGAACGTGCTTCCACGTCTTGCCCTCCCAGCTGACGGACCCCGCTCTGATTCTCTGCA